GTTTCAATCACCGCTGTGTCTGTAGCCTCGTCGTAATGCCAAATGCGCGTTAGGCCAAGAAGTGGATCATGCTCGAAAAGTTTTGATTCCATGTAAAAACGGGAGCGTTTCCGCCCCCGTTCCTTGTTGCTGGTTAGGTCGAAAGGTCAGCCGCCAAACCGTGTGCCTTCTCGTTGTAAATGGCAAGGCCATATTCAGCGAGGAGCAAGCGCTTTTCAGCATCACCCGTTGTTGCAAGCTCAACTTGCTGGAACGGGCGAAGGAAATGCACACCGGCGTAGTCAGGTGACAGTACAAACGCGTCACGATCACGCTGGAAACGGTTAGGAACAATGTTGACTTGTCCAAAGTCACCAACATAAACATCAGCCGCGCCAATGATCTGCGCTTGCTTGCCAGCAGGCACATCACGATAGCGCGTTGCGATACCGTTGAAGCCAGAAACAACCTGCTTGTTCTTGGCGCCAACCATCACAATCGAAGGATCGCCGCCCTGTTCCCACACTTTCTGAAGCACATTCTTGAGAATGGTTTCAGTAAATGCGCGGGTTACGCCATCGCTGCGATCATCGTTGGGCAGCGTGGTGTAAGAAGGATCAGCACCGTTCGTACCCTTGTCGGTGTTGGTTTTAATGAACGCGAGCAACGATCCGGTCTTTTGAGCCGTTGTCGAGTCACCAGCGGATGCCGCCTGGTTAGCTAGCATGATGGTTTCCATGTCACGCTTCAACTCAGCCGCACGCTTTGCCAACTGGTAGGCCAACTCTGACTTGCGGCCTGCTTTGTTGACAGCCTCAACCGTACCGGAGATCACCACAGTCTTACGGCTGATCTGTGTGTAGTTGGTCAGTTGAACGGTTGGCGTTACAGCGTCAAACGTGGAAATGTCATCACCTTGCAGTTGCGCGTTTGCGGTCGTGTTGTCCGCCAACGTGTCTGTCTGCCACTGGAACAGCGTGTTGCTAGCCGTACCGCGTCCAATGTTGTTCATGAACGGTGTGGTTTCAGGGCTGATGTTGTAAATCTGATTGCTCAAATCCTCACGAATACCCTTTGCAGAGTAAGTGAGGAAGGTGTTTGATGCGATAGTCATTTGGGTTTCCTTTAGATAAGATGTTCAAACAGTTTGGCAGCGTCACGGACGTTGCCGGTTTTTGCAAGGCGCTGTTTGGCTCGGACTACTTCACTCGTGGAAACTTTGGCGGACTTAGGATTACCCGGTGCAATAACTTTGGCCTGCTGTACGGTTGGCGGCTTAGGCTTGATCGTTGCCTGCTTTGCCGCGATGCGGTCATACAACATAGCTTTACGAAGTAACTTGACAACGCGGTGATCAGCCACGCCTTTCAAATCTTCTTCCTTAAAGCCTTCCTTCAAACCAAATTCAATAAGAGCCGCCTTTTCGGATTTCGCTGTGTCAGCGTTTTTCCATTCAGGGATAGCCTCCACAAGAAGTTGCGCTTCTTGCTCAAGCCTGGCCTTCATTGATCGTTGCACTTCGGCCTGCTGCAACTGATTCAAGCGCTGGAGTTCGGCCTGTGATGCTGCCAATTTCTCGTTGCGCTGACGTTGCAACTCGGTTTGCCGCACCCATTCAATTGGATCGTCCCTGTATAGACTCTCCATATCAATCGGGTTTTCCTGCTGCTGCTGGATTTGCTGTTGCAAAGCCGTTAGCAATTGAGCGTAAGTTTGCCGCTCTTCACGCACCGCGTTCAGCTCGGCTTCAGCGGCCTTGCGCTGTTCAGCCAATGCTTGCGTTTTGCGTGTGTAGTCAGCCGTTCGCTGGTAGCCGTTGATCAACTCATTGAGTTCAACCTCTTGTTCTTTGCCATCAATCTTGACGGTGAACTTTGGTGGCTCGCTGGATTGCTCTGACTCTTGAGCGTCTTCGTCTGACTCGCTCGATGCTTCAACGTCTTCGGACCCTTCGCCTTGCTCTTCCGCGTCTGTCTCTACATCGCCAACATCATCGGATTCGGCTTGCGCCTCGTCCGTTTGCGCCTGGGCTTCTGTTTGTTCTCCGGGTTCGGCAAACATCGACTCAAAGGCTTTGGCGGCTTGCGCCACCGTCATCCCCGTTGTGCTTTCGCTTTCAACGGTTGCTAAATTGTCACTCATTTATTGCGCTCCATCAAGTTTTGGTCAGTTTCCGTTGGCGATCAGCCGCCATCCGGGTCAACGTACCGCTGGTTATCACGCTTCCAAAGTAGGTTTGAAGACGTTCCATGGACTTGAAGTCATGAAAGATTGCCTCTCGATGCTTGGCATCCTCCGAGTGCGTCCACTCTTCAAACAATGACTCTCTAATCCGCTGCCACGCCTCCTGATACAGCGTGGAGTTAATGATTCGTTCGGCTTCCTGTGCGCGTCGTATTTTTTCGTCGTTTGTCATTGCATGGGTTGCGCCGCTGTCACGGCTTGTTGGGCTTGGTTAATGGCTTGCATCTGCAAACGCTCACGATCCATTGCCACTTTGGCATCAATTTCAGCTTGCGTTGCAGCCAAGTCTACTTGATACTTAAGTTCCATCTCTTGGCGCTTCAAGATGCCATCTTGCGCAATGCGATCACGCTCACGATCATCAGCGCGAATCATCTTTTCACGCTCAAGGGCAAGTTCGGCGGCTTTCTTTTGAATGTCAGCCTGAATCGATTGAATCTGAACTTGCGCCAAGGCTTGCGTGGGATCGGGCTGCGGCTGTTGCGGTGGCGGAGAAAAATCCATCGGCAATTGATTGAAAAATTGCGTCGAATCTTTGTATCCCGCCATCTCTACTAGCTTGGCTAACGTGTTGGCGTATTGACCAACCGTCACAATCGGATTGTTGACGCCAAGCGTTTGGAGGAGCTGCTCTTGCTTACCCGCTATGGCTTGCAAGAATTGAATTTTTTCATCAATGCCGCCAGTGCCAAGACCAACGTTCACGCTTACATCCATCGAAGCATCCCAACCACGCGGATCAACTTGCACCCACTGGTTACGCAAACGGATGACGCGTGGCTTGTCTTGATGCTGCGTAATCAAACGCAACAAACCTTTGAATAAACGCTTCATGCCGATTTCAGAAAACACGCGAGCAATCAATTCGATGTGTTGTTGCGCGGCCTGAACGGTAGCTTGTACCGCCAACTTAGTTGTCGATTGCAGTGCGTCGGCGTTAAGGCCCATGGAGGCTTTGGACATGCCAGTGCGGGCCTCTTTCACCTGGTCCATGTATTCCATCATCGGGAATGCCTGACCGCCAACGAATGGTGTGGTGAACGGCTGAACCATACCAGGCGCACGCATTCTGATGATGGCGCCGTTTTCGTTATTCAGTACATCGTCAAGATTGACTTGGCCTTCAACCACGCCTGTGCGCGGATGAATGGATTGCGCCAATGAATCAAGCATATTGCGCAGAATCACTGACTTGATGCGCTGAATGTCCATGGTCACATCAGCCGTGGACATACCAAAAAGTGTATGAGGCTCAGGGTCTGGACAGAAATAAGCAAAAGGCACATCATCCGCCGGATCGTTGGCAACGATCTTATAAGACGGTCCCATGGTACAAATCTTGCGGAGTTCCGCCACACCATCACCGTCTTGGTCAAGCCTGATGTAACTTTCGGTATAAAGCACACGGCGTTGCGCAGGATTGTTGGCGGATTCGCCAAACATCATTTGTGCAGGATTACGCGCAATGCGCTCAATGTTTGTGTCGAGTTCGTCTTCGCCTGTATTGGACTCGACCAACTCCTGGTCATAGCCCATGGCAACAAGCTCAGACACAGTGGCAAGTTTCCTGTGCGCCACAATGTCTGCGTCTTCGAGCGTTCGCGCTCTACGGTCAACGATAAACTCTTCAGGCGCCAGGCTTTCGACACGGAAACGCTTGGTGATAACTTTGCGGCTCACCGTTACGTCGTGAATCATCACGGTTGGCGTCAGTTGCTGGCCGGTCAACGGATCAATCACGGGCGGCGGTGCCGAAGGGTCTTCGGAGGACATTAAGTCAACCATCTCAACGCCTTCCTGACCAAGAATCAACGATAGTTGCGCGTCATCAAGACCCGTATAGTTTTCATTCTTAATTTCAATGTGCTCATCAACCCACCACTTGCAAACACCTGTCTTGCGTACCAAGGCATCTTTGAAGATGGAGTGAAACAGCACAAAGCCATTGTTGTCTTCGTTCAAAATATAGCGCACATAATCTGTGGCTTGCTCTGCCATCGGCGCATCTTCCATGCTGCGCGGCACATACTGAACGACGTTTTCGGATGAGAAGAAAATGCGCATGAGGCTTGGCAAAATGGCCTGCACTGTGTCGCGCACATCCATCGATACAACCTGGCTGCGCCCCTCTTCTTCATCGCCAAATGGATCACCAAAGTAGTATTCCGTGGCGCGAGCGCGAAGATTGCCAATCTCCAAGTCAATGAAATTGGTGGCATCAACAAGTTCAGCCGCAACAATGGCCTGAACTTCAGTCTCGTCCATAGGCTCACCGGACTTGATGCCGGTGGCAAGGTTCATTTCAACGTCCATTTACTTACCCTTATTTCTTGCGCTAATGGCTTTGGCTTTTGCTCGTGCATCGGCTTTGCTTGATGCACCCCAAGCCTTTAGGCTTAACAAAAGTCTCGTTGGTTCGCCATTTTTGTATTCTGGACCGGGCATGTTGCCCATTCTCGCAAGAAAGCTGGCGCGTCTTGGGTTATCTCCAGACTTCACAGGCGCTTTTAACGTGCCGCCTGTTTCTGCTTTGTACGATGCGCGGCCTTTGGCGTTCAATCCACCGCTTGGACTTTGGCCTTCTTTACGCTGCCACGCTGGCGTTTTCATCAATCTTCCTCACGCATAAAGTTAACGCGCTGAAACTCAACGGCTTCGCGCTGGCGGCGTGAGTTCGCCATTAATGTGATGGGTCCGCCAACTAACCAGGCGTCGCATGTGCGTGCCGCTGCGCATTTAAAGTGAAATAGTTCGCAGTAACCAAGATCGGCGGCATCTTGCACCGCCATCTCTAAGTCTTCGTTCTCTTCGCTTTCGCCTTCTTCGTATGATTCGCCGCTTTCCTCTTCGCCTTCTTCGTTCTCTTCTTCGCTTTCATCCTCCATACCACCTGTGATGCACTCAATCATTTCAGGCGTTTGGATGAAGGCGGCGCAGTTACCGCAACGCATTGACTTGGCTTGCGCTAAGTCCGTATTCCACGTTTCAGCCTTGGCATTCCAAAATTCACGGTTAGGCAATTCAGGGTTAGCGGGACCATAACCCACATTAGCAAACGCCCAATTGCGATTCTTTAAGTTCGCAACCGGGTCTTTGGTTTCAATAGGGCATTCCATCACTTTTTCTTCGCTTTACCGGCTTCAGACAGCGCAATGGCTATGGCCTGCTTAGGGTTTGTCACTTCCGGTCCTTTCTTGCTACCGGAATGCAACTTGCCCGCCTTGTATTCGCGCATAACTTTGGAGATTTTCTTCTCGGCTTTGGTCTTTTTCATCATGATGGCAGTATGTCCGTCATAGAAACACGCATGGTGTGGTTTTGCTCTGCAACAATAGCCACTTTATCGCCAGCCGAAACGGTAATGTAAACCACCGTATTAGCGGGAATGATCGGTGATAACTCGGATGCCGTTGGATTGCTACCTACCTCAAAATGACAGTGATAACCGGCATTTGATCCGTTGGCAATCCGCATCAGCGTCACACCAGTGCCAGCGGCGTGCGATTGCTGGCTTACGTCGGATGTGGTGATGTTGGTGTTTGCACCAAGCCTTCCGACAATCTCAGGCCACAAATGCCCGGCTGAATCGCGTACTTGCTTGCTCATTGCTTGGCCTCATACGCTAAGATAAAATCACCAAAAGCCTTATGCTTTGCTGCCGCATAAGCAACCCTTGCCTCCTCTTCGGTATCAAAAACACCAATGTACTTATGGTCGCATGAAACTTCATATCTTGGCTTTTTATAATTTTTTGTTCTAATAGAAAAGCCTTTTTAGCTCCTATTGGATTGTTGCTCTCTTTTGGTC